AAGATATTCTGCTTGAGCAAATGCAGATGCTTACAATGATGAGAGAACAGATGGATCCCCGGGCATTCAGTTATAAACTAATTGTTTCCGAGGACATAGCCACGCACATCTGTACCCCAGTTTATGACTCTGAGGCGTTTCGCGAATTTGGAACCAGGCCCGTGCCAAGCCTTTAACAAATTTGTTTCCAATCCAAGGGGTATGACCTATGTGTCCATAGAGCTGACAGCCATCCTTTCAGGCTTCATGTCGTGGGAATTCCCAGAGTATCACTACTCTGACGAGGACCCACACTCGTCACACATAGACCATATCCTACCAAGGCTCTGCATATCCCTATGCAGATTACGTGCCAATGCGCCGCCTTAGTATCCCGGTATCCGATCCGAAGATTACGGCATACAGGACCTATAGACCCTATTTCGAAGGCCTATAACTAGAAGGAATTGAAATCCGCAGTGGCCCCAACAAGAACTCCTTATCCAAGGGAGTACTCATAGGAGCAACCCACCAGTTTTGCGAGAACCGATGCTAAAACTCTGAAAATTGGTCTTCTTAATGAGCGGAAGCCTTACGCTCTACCTAGAACCATGGGAGCTGACGCATTAAGTCAGTCTTTGGTTAGTTCTAGTCCCTATAGGACCAATCACATCAAACCAATAATGCTCGTAAGAGCCTTCGATGCGAGTGGTCCAGCCTTAGCGGCACCAGCTACGACGAATGGTGAAATCGCTCTAGCAACACTAGTTGCAGTAGATAGGATTCCTTTCGCGGACATGGCTGTATTCAAATGAGCACCAAGAGCTGGCTCAATAACATTCCGATCAGCAGGCTGATGGATTGTAGGTTGAGACACAGCAGCAAATAAAGTTCCAGCGAGTTCCCAATGGTACACAATTTCCACTGCGTACGTTTGATCGAGACTACCGGAGGAGCTTTGAGGTGCGTTAAAGAATACTTGCATACCCTGAATCGAATGATTAATGTAAATATTCGAAAAGTCGGACTGGTAACCCTCAGCGAGAGCAAGCTTCTCACCGACGTGCCAAAAGGCAAGATCCTGAGCCTGAGGAACGAAAGAAACCTCAATCGTCTTATCGGGGCAACCATGATCAGTGAAGGAAGGATAGACTTCCCACGCGGCCTGGGAATTCACAGGAATACCAAGGTCAGGTGAGTCGGCCGCACTCGCTTCAGGAAGAGAGGAATTATTAGGAATAACCGTAACAACGTTACCTCCGCGAGATAGCTCAGGGGTAATATTGCGGAACTTAATTCCCATTGCAACCATCTTCCACCGGGCGTGTCTGCCCATGAAATTCTGTCCATCACTAGTAGTCGTGTACGGAAGCTGCAAGTCCCAACCAAGCGCGATAGCATCATCAGTAGTAGTTGCATAGGTACCGGTAGGAATACCAGAACCTAAGTAACCATTAACGAAGACGCAAGAAGCGTTAGTAGGGGCTCGTGGCGGCGTAGCAGTAACTACCGACGTCGTAACATTGATTGGCCCAACTGGGGCAGCAACCAACGTTGTTCCATCCAAGGCACGGCCCGACTGCCACAAAGAGTGGTAGGCGACTCCGTCCATGGAAGTTGGATAAGGACCGATGGCGATCATATTCACGGACTCAATAGGCGCGGCATGACCAGGAAATAGAGAGAACTGGACTGTTCTCCCCGAAGGAACAGGAATCGAGAGACCGGTGACAGTCGTTCGAGCCAAAGTGGATTTCCATGAAGGAACAGGATTATAGTTAACGGGACACCTTACGGTTTCGGCGTTAAACGGATCCTGCAAAAGCTTCAACCAGAGCATTAGACGGGCTGTTAGAACCTTTGAGTCGCGAGACTCAGCGATCCTAGTAACAACGCCTTTTGCTTTAGAAGGAGCCTTAGTATTCTCAACAAGGGAACGAGCGATGGCCTTCTCCCGCTTCTCCTCAGTTAACAGCTTCTTAGCTGTTCGTGTCATAGACTTAGCAACCGCTACTGGGTTACCAACAGGCTTTGACACCTTCAAAACATCCCCCCTGGATAAGAAGGGTGCTTGGGAAGAATTCAACATTTTAATTGAACCCATAACTTTTGTCGTGGAGCCACGCAAGTTAAGCGCCGACTGTTCATCCTATGGTAGTTGCCCACACCCGTGCAGTCTGTAGACATTCCGTATAGCTGGTAATACACCAGGTACCTTAGTACGCAATTCCAGGAACCGTTATCGAACCTTCGGGAGTTATCCAAGCGTTTTGGGTGTTTAACCATAGAACCCACTGGTATCGTATTATAGAGCAGATACTTACTTGCTCTTGCGTCCGGCAACCTCGCAGGAGGTGCACCCTGGTATACATTCTTCTTGATAGATGAACCGCTTACCCCGAGACCGGATTCATGGGATGGTAGTGATTGCACTACACACCCCAGGGAGAATATTTATCCTGCCCCACCTAGCAGATATCACTTGACGAAAAAAATGAACGTCAAGACATAGTTTGCTCTCCGTGCCCAGAGGGTATGTACTTAGATATCGCGCCCGTCCTGGCGCATTAAAGGATCAGTAGACTCTGGTCCATCCCAGCTTCACTTGGAGCCCATTCCACAAGAGATTATAGTTAACACCATCTCCGGGTTCATGACATGCCACATCTATCACGGAAAGCGATAGAGTCTTCAAAGTTGGTACACAATTTCTAACACCATCACCGAGCTCATACGGAATACGCCGTCTCAAACGAGATAGGTGTAAATCCATACGATCATCAGCGGCAGCGAGAAGAAGTTGGTACTCCCTTAAAGCTGGAGCAAAGTCAAGATAGGGTACGGAACGCATAGTCCTAGAGGGATCATCCATATCGGGGATTGGTGCGGAAAAGGCAAACTCTGGAAGGAGTAAACCCCGTTCCCACATCCCGAAGGCGACGTCGGAGGCCACTAAGGCTCGACCCATAGCCCCATAGTACAACACTGGGTGAGCAGGTCCGTCCCTATCCAAAGAATGTCCTTGAAGAACCTCCTTCGAGTTACGAACTAACCTGCGCAAAGCCAACTGATCCTGCTCCCCTTGCCAATCGAGAAACCTCTCGAAACGATTATGGAGAGCCTTTTCCTGAGCATCCAAGGAATGGAATTTATGGTCTATCAAAACCGCTTCAAGAAGGTAAGAAAGGTTATCGAACTCATCAAGCTCGACAACTTCTGGTTCTCTCAGACCGGAGACCTCGGGAATTTTGAGATCATAGTCCAGTCGAGAATTCAAACACTGGTTACGACTGAGGTACCCATTGTGCCCCTTGGGCCAAACAAACTTTTCAGTATGTTCAACCTTAGGAGCCCAACAAGGAAGATCAGGCGTTATCTCAGGGATGTCTATGACAGGGTCGGTTCGAGGAACTAACTTCTTTCCCTCAACTAAGAGAGAAGAAGCCAAGTTCCGCTGCCAATCCGTCACGCCAACCTTGAAATTAGCCGGTGCATCCTGACCCATCCCGCCCAGACTCTCGTGGATAAAGAGATTACGACCTTTCAACTCAATATTAAGAGCAGTCCTATGATGATTCAGCCACTGTGACGTAACGTCACACGCAGACCGAACCGGGACCCCTCGAATCATCTCATTAAAAACCGACGCAATTGTCTGGGTAGAATTGGAACCATCACCTACCCTTGCCAATACCTTATGTTGCCCCTTATAGAGCCCCCCATTAAAGAAGGGTATATATCGATCATTTTTCATATCGAACATAGCAGAATTCATGTTAGCATAACGAGGGTGACAGTACGCCTTCCCAGGACTCATCCTGAGACCAAACTCCTTCCCGAGGGTGACATGATCATCCCATAGGCCTTTCGGACCATAGTAATACATATCATCCCCGTTAACGAGTACAGTATCAAGAACCCTCTTTGTCGCCTTTTCATCGACGACTAGAAGGTAGAGCCCTAGGTTAGCAAGGCAAAGAACGGGAAAACTCAAAATGGAACCCATGAGCTGACCATTTTGTTGATCAACGGGCTCGACGGAGAGAATCTTCCCTTCATACCTAAGGTCAGGGTAACTACAATGATGCGGAGCCAGTACAGATAGCCAAACCTCCTGATTAGACACTGGAAAATCTTTTACGAGTTTTCGTAAAATCCAGTGAGACAACCGGGCTGAGAGACCATCAGTAGCGGCAGAATAGTCTACAGAGAAATGCCGGAGTAAATCGGAATTCGTAAATTTCCAGAATTCCTTTCCAGAATCTCTGCATCTTGTCAAATCAGAGAGCTCAATCGTCTTACCTATCAGACTAAAACAAGGGAAGCCCCTAAGCACAGTATGAATACAATGCTGGAGTTTCTTTGAATAGTAGTAGGGAAGGGACTCGCCCTTTGAAATGACCCGCACCTTTAAAGGTTCTAAAACGGCCTGAATTTCGCAATTGCGAATGGAAGGAATCCGATAGCCGATAAGTTTATGAGATAATGTCTGAATCCACTCATTTCGGATGGAAGGAGGGTCAACAAAGACCTCCACCATCTTATTGTAGTGAACTGTGCCATTAATGATCACAATGGGGTAAAAGTCCATACGCAGGAACTCCTGCGGATAAAGACGCTTACCACTCTTATCAAAACTATAACTCTTCAGAGCAGGAACCAAGCTCCGGAGTGCCTCCCTAGCGCCTCCTCCACTCCTTGTTTCCTCCCAGCATGCACTGTTCGACGGTTCAAAATCGAATTCGTGTCGCTGATCACCGGAATACTCCTTATGGATACGCCGTCCAATCTGATCTAAGAAAGGGCCAAGCAAAAGCTTGACTTTTTCAAAGGTCACATCAGGCAACGGATCAGGGAGTAACATCGTTTCACGATGTTCAAGATAGGTTTGGTGCACTAAAGCCTTAGAAACAGGCTGAGCAGTACGCTTAGCCTGTAGAAACGAGTACCAGAGCCAACAGTTTTGATTATTTAAAACCAATCTGCTTCTCATCCATCTCCTCCACGCCCCCGTAGGAGTGAAGGGTAGATCAGGTACTTTAGGAGGGTCCGCCTTCAGAAAAAGAGACATAGGAAGAATTAAAAAATACTTCGCTCTCTTAAAGAAGACCGCCTCAGACACATTACCCAAATAATTATGTGCCTGGGAGCAAAAGCTCCGTTGGACCTCGGCGGTAGCCCGTGCCAGCTGTAGAACCATCTTACAGCCATCAACGAGCTCATGAGTTCTGGATATGCTTCCAACTTGTGGTAAGCCTCTGAAGAAGGGCGAACTAATCCCTTCAACATGCCCACTCTGTGGGTCTGACATTTCCGTCACCGCCTTATACGTTGCTTCGGCAATGGACGGAGGGTTCTCAATATCTGTATCCATGGATATTGGGG